AGGGTTGCGGTGCACATGACGCCGGCGGTGCTGCTCAGCGCCGCCTGCCAGTCGAAGCTCGCCTGCACGCCCTGCGGCCCCGAGATCTCCACGCGCGGGCGTGGCAGGTAGACCTCGTGGGCGATCAGCTCGAGCGCCTCCCCGCTGGCCAGGGTAAAGGCAAAGACCAGCTCGCAGGGCGTCCCGTTCGCGGCCTGCTCGACCAGCGTCTCGTCGGCAAAGCGCGTCTCGATTTGCCCGGTCAGCGCCGCGACGGACGGGTCCGCCCCGTCGATGCGCCCGTCCGAGCGGATGGTCTCGATCCGGTCGAGGGTGTTGGCATAGGTGATCTCGGCGGAGACCAGGTTGGCCAGCTGGGCGCTGTCGCGCCGGATCGCGCCGTTGAAGTTGCCGAACCGCCTGAGATTGAGCGCGGCCAGCGCGCCCGCCGCCGAGGCGGTGGCCCGCGCTTCGCCCTGCGCCACCAGGCTCGCGGTGGCCTGCAGCTGCCCGCTGCGCTGCATCCGGAACGACAGCTGATCGAGCATGCAGCCCGAATACATGGCAAAGCGCGGCACCTCGGGCATGCCGACCTCGATCGCCAGGCTGGGCAGGCTGAAACTTCCCGAGGTGAAGGCATGCACGTAAGGCCCGGTGCCGGTGGTGGCGGGAGCGCCGAACGCCGCCCTCAGCCAGATCCAGAAGGTCTCGGCATCGATCGGCACCACCACGTCGCCGTCGGCGGTCACCGCGTCCCTGATCGGGGCCAGCGGGTCGCGCCCGAAGCCCAGCAACTCGTTGTCGATCAGCGGCTGCTCCGCCCCCAGCGTCGTGCTCGCAAACGGCATCCGGATAAACCCGCCTGCTGGCGGCGTGCCATAGGTGGTCTCGAAGCCGAGCGCCATCTGCGCCCGCGCCCCTTGCGCTCGTGCCATGGTGATCTCCTTTTTGACATGGGTGGGCGGACATCGCGAGGCGGCGTTGCCCCCGAGCCAAGCCCGGCTTACGCTCCACCCAACAGGCTGGGAGTAGAGCTGCGATGGATTTCAAAGACCTGTTGAGAGTTCAAGGCTACGACCCGGACGCAAAGGATCGCATCGTTCTGCTGCGCCATCGCCCTTACGAGGATCGGCTTGCCCGTGCGATGCCATGGATCATCGAAGAGCGCCCCGACCTATTCGAGACATACCAGGCCTTCCCGGGGCGCCCCGAGACATCGATACGGCGCGCCGAGTTCGTCGCAAGTTTCCTGGGTCTCTCGCCGGGCACGGCCCACTTTGTCGGGCTCTATCGGGTCGGCGAGAGCCGTCGGCTCGATCATGAGGCGTTCTGGCGCATCCCCGAGAACCAAACGCTATGGGAGATGGGTTACGGCGGGTTCACACACGAAGAGGTCGATAGATACGGCCCCCGCCTCCAGTTTGATCTGGAGCGACTGCCCTTCTACAGCGACTGGCGTGGCCGGCTCGTGATCGATTTCCCTCCACCCGAGCGGTCCTGGTTCCGGTGGGTCGACCGCGGCAGTTTTCCGATCCATGCGGTTCTAGAGGAAAGCGCTTTTTCGGCCCCGCCACCCGAATGGCGCGAGATCGACTTGACCTTCGCCGAGCTTGCAACCCTGCCGGCTTCATGGCGGGCGCGTCTTGCCGAATGGCGAGGGATCTACCTGATCTTTGATGAAAGTGACCGCCGGAGCTATGTCGGGTCGGCTTACGGTCAGGATAATATCCTTGGGCGCTGGCAATCGTACGCCGGCGACGGTCATGGCGGCAATCGCGAGCTGCGCGGACGCGATCCGCAACACTTCCGCTTCACCATCCTCGAGCGCCTCGCCCCGGACCTGCCGCCCGAGGATGTTATCGCCAGGGAAAACAGCTGGAAGATACGCCTTCACTCGCGGCAGCCGTTCGGGCTCAATGCCAACTGAACTATCCGCCAAGCGGATCATCGGTCGAATAGTGCAGCACCACTGGGATTACCGCCGCCTTCAGGGTGGCCGCGCCCTCGACGGGCAGATCGACCGGGCGCGGTGCTTCCGCCTCGACCCAGTCGCAGAGCCCGCCCAGCGTGCGGTCGGCGGAGACCACCGCACCAACGCTGGCGGTCAGCGCATCAAACGCCGCATCACGGTCGGCGCCCTGTACCACCGCCTCGATCTCGGCCCGGTGCTGATAGTGATAGCACAAAGGCGAGAGCGTCACCTCGGGCGCCCCCGGCTCGCCGTCGCGCAGGATCAGCAGACCAGCGGCGGGCACCCGCTCGGGCAGCACCTCACCGCGCAGGGCGGTGGCGGGGAGGGCCGAGAGGAGGGTGTGGAGGGCGGAGAGGATGGTTTCGCGGAGGGTGGGCATTGGCTATTCCTGACTTGAGTGCCGACAGGAGCTCGAACTGAGACATAAGGGCCGCAAACGGCGGTCGGTCGCTGCCCAAATGACCTGACGTGCGATCACCGTCCGCATCCCTGTCGATCGGACTGGTCAGGAAATCGCCAAGCCCGATAAAAGTGTCAGATGACCGCAAGGAGCCCAAAATGACGAATTCTGCTCGGCAGATGCTTGGCTGCGTCAGTCTAAGACCCCATGAACCGCCGTCGCGCATCCACTGCGATGTTGTAGCGCCGCTCAAGGTCGGCGATCAGGGCCATCGCAAGGCGCTTTGCATCGTCCCCTTCTACATCCCTATAACTCTGCTTCGCGGCTTCCAGCAGCTTCTTGATTTTGAATTCCTCGGGCAGTGCGCCCGCTTCAGCCATAATGCGACCTGCCACGGCCATCGCCACGTCCACGAAAGCGTCGCTTGAGCTGATGGGCAGCGGTTTTCCCTCGCCTTTGAGGCCGCTCAGCTGCCCCTCCGCGAGGGCCTTCTGGATTTGCCGCTCTACAAGGCTGTCGAAGGATCGGGGCATTTGCCTCCCTATGCACCGGTGCCGCTGAGAAAATGACGCGACTATCCATCACCATAGTCACAGGAAAAAAACGGACAATCATTATTCTGTATGGAAAGGCAGCTTCGTCCGCATAGCTGTCACCCGAACTTCCCCTCGACCCAGTTCGCCACGATCAACCCCGGCACGCTGTCATGCGCCCGCTCTGCATCCCGCGCCAGATCCAGCCGCTTGCGCAGCTTCACCTGCGGTACCAACAGGAAGATCGGCACGGTGGTCAACCCCCGGCCGGTCTTCGAGCGTGACGCCACGGCGCGGCCCTTCGTGTTCAGCCGTCCCTCCGCCACCAACAAGCTCGGGCCTGCCCTGCGATAGACAAAGCGCAGGCGCAGGCCGCGACGGCGTTCCCACTCACCCGGCGTGATCTTGCCGCCGCGCAGCCCCCGCCCGGCGGCTGGCGTCGGAATCGCCAGCCAGAAGCCGGCTTTCGAGCGGATCAGCGGGCCGGTGTCATGGGCGTTGATGATTTCCGGCGCGTTGGACCAGACGAAGGCTGCGGCGTTGAGGCTGGGCTTGCCCTTGGGGTATTGCGTTGACCTGATCGTGCGCGCAAGCCGGGTGCCAAGCCCCGCCCCGGTGATCTGGGCGCGCCAGGCGGTCTTGAGGTCCCGGCCCGCAATGCGCGTGGCGGTGCTGACAGCTTTCTCGCCCGCCTCGATCTCGGCGGCCATCATGGCGGCAAGGTCCGGGGTGATATCGAGCTTGAGCTTCATCGGTTCACACCGGCCTCATATCAATCGTCCAGACCAGCTGCTCGCGATCGCGCACCGGCTCGCCCTGGATGAGAAAACCGTCGCCATCAATCTCCACCCGGTCACCGGGGCGCGGGGTCGGCACCTCCGCCACGCGCAGATCGACGCGCGTGGTCTCCGACCAGATGCGCGCCTCACCAAAGCCGGTGGTGTCATCCGCGCGGCGCGCAACCACGCGGACGAGGACCGGCACGCCGCCCGCGGCCGTGAAGACGGCATCGCGGCCCATGTTGGGATCCCCGAATAGCGTGTCGATGACGTCTGCGAAGAGCGACATGATAAGCCCTCAGTTCGAGCTGTGCAGGCGGATTGCCAGGCGCGGGCGCTTGTTGACCGGCAGGATCGAGCTTTCCGTCATCAGATCGATCCAGCGCCCCTTCGCGTCGATCATCTGGCGCGCGTAAAGCGGCAGGCCGACGGTGTTGGCGGTCTCCAGCAGGTTGGCGGGCCCGCCATAGGTGGTGAAGGTGTCAAACGTGCCCAGCGGAAAGGCGATGCCCTCACCGGCGGGGATCAGGCGCTCCGAGGTGCCGTTGGAAAGCGTGACCGAGCCGTTGTATTCCTCGAACAGGATCCCCGCGAAGGGGAACGCACGGCGCATGTCCTGGCGCAAGGGCTGGCCACCGGTGGCCGAGAAGAACTTGTAGGCGTCTTCGGTCTTGGGGTGGCTGATCAGCTTGTCGAAGAACTCCGAGCTGACTAGTGCATGGGCGGTGGTCATGGTCTCGCCCAGCAGGTTGTCCTCGATCCCGCGCAGGGTGGTGCGCACCTTGCCCTGGATGTTGGTGCCGGCCGTGCCAAAGACGAAGTCGACCGAGATCTGCGCAAGCCCGAATTCGGCGAAGTAGTCGTAGAGCGTGGTGCCCGCACCGTCCTTCACGATGCCACGCAGCGCGTTCATCTCCATGTATTCGCGGGTCTGGGCATGCTTGCGGCGCATCAGCGTCAGCTTGCGGTTCATCACCTCGACCAGCGGATCGGCCGCATCGGACACACCCAGCGCGGGCATGCCCTGGATATCGGCGGGCAGGATGACGTCGTCATGCGGGATCCACGGCAGCGCGAAGCTGCGCATGGAGCGCTGTTCTCGGTTGCCCACCGTGGCGGGCGCCCCGAGCGGAACAGAGGGCAGAAGGCTGAGCACACCCTCGCGCTGCTCGATGACGATGGAGCGTTGCGTGACGCCCTCGAAGCGGAACAGGCCGATCTGGCCCAGGCGGGTGTAGAGGTTGGGCAGGATGTTGATGGCCTGCGTCATCTCGGCGAGCGAATAGCCGCCCGCGTCGAACGGGTTGCGGGTAATGGTCATGGGGGACCTCCGGGGAAGGGATGATAGAGGAAGGGCGCCGCGCGTGCGGCCCGCTCAGGCGGTGTCGCGGACGGCGATGCCCAGTGCGGTCAACTGGCCGTGCTTGGTGGCGATCTTGGCCGCGTCATTGACGGTGGCGTCATAGGCGAGGGCCGCACGCGAGACGATCGCGGGGCCGCGCACCAGGACAATGCCGGTCGCATCGGCCAGCGTGGTATCGACGGCATAGAGCAGCACGGCGGCGGCGGTCTGCGCGCCGTCGGTGCCGCCGGAGGTGGCGAGCGTGTATTTGCCGCTGGCGGTGATGCGG